TAGCTATGCTATTCATCTGAACATTTTCTGTAGTTGTGGCAATATTATCAGCTACAAACTGTACAGCTTTAAACGGTATTGAGTTCTTAACAAATTTTGTAAGTAAATTATTAATCTTAGCATTTCTAGCAGATTGTTCTTGGAAAACAATTGCTTGAGCTTCGGCTCTAGTTTTACCTTGTGCAACCAAAGAATCTTCTTTAGCCTGATAATAATTGTATCCACCACTAGCGTCTGAACCACCACCAGCATCTCCAGAACCAACAGCAATAGCTTTTTCTTCAGCTTCTTTACCTACTTGTTGCTCCACCGGACCATCCATAGGTTCAAAACCTTCAGGAATTTTCACAGACGGTTTATCATTGACAAACACAATGTACATTACTCTGCCATCTGCGTGTTTGAAATATCTTGTGTCAATGCTTGGATTCTTAGGAGCTTTGGCTAAGTCTTCACCAGCTAAACCACCAAAGGCAAACTCTTGAGTTGCACCTTCTTCTGCTTCAACCTCAGACATTACGCTGTCTAGTTCACTCTCAAAGTTATCGTCATCCTCAAACATTTCATTAGCTGATGCACCAACCTCTTCAGCGTTACCCATCTGACCCATCTCGTCCATACGTTGAAGACCTTGTTTAGCTTGATCTCGAATCTTCATCAACTTCTCAAGACCAATAAATCTTACAACGTCAGCGGGAAAAACAAACTCACCTTCGCTCAGCTTGGCATCAATGTCATCTCTAACTTCTTCTTGCATGGAGCCAACAGGAACCTCATTACCGCTAACAGGGTCAATGGTTCCACCTTCCTGCATCATGCCACCTTCTTGGAATAGTCTATTCATTTCGGTGACAGCCCCACCATCAGCAAACATCTTCTCATTCAAAGAAATAAAACGACCTTGCTTTGGTTTTTCTGCTGGTTGTTGCAGCATTTGTTGCTGTCTTACAACTGGATCATCAGTTTCAAATAGAGGTACTTGCTGCATTAATTTCATCCCTAAGTGTCTTTAACTTCTGTAGGCTATGTATTGCACCTTGTGCTCTATAAATATCTACAGTGTCAGTGGCTTGCTCTAGCTTTTTAATATGCAAAGATATGTAATAGTCAAGCATATCTTCATACGCTCTCCACTGCGTAACATTACCTGCCAATGGTTTTAATTTGTTTAACCAGTCTTTGTTCTTCATTGAATACTCTGCGGAACATTCCCACTAAAACCTTCTTCACCCGGTGTCGGAGCTTGACCAATGCCAATGTTTCCACCACCTGTACCAGCTGTATCAGCCGGTGAAGGAGGAGCCATCTCACCACCTTGTGGCGGCATCTCTGGCTGTGCTGGCTGCATAGCTTGCAAAGCCATTGCTTGCTTCATAGCCTCATCCATGTTGTTGCTCACCAGATCAGGATCTAAGTCCATGCTCTTTGCAATCTCACGAATGATGTAAGGCATCTTGGCAAACGGAGCCAATGTAGGATTGTTAACCACTTGCAAGAATTGAAGCAGACGCTGCGACCTAACTTCATTCTGCATCAAGCTTTCTGTGCCTCTGGCTTTAACTTCTAAGTCTCCAGCAGTTTCAGGATCATAGTCAAACTGCATGTTGAAGTTAAAGAAAGCTTCACCAATCGGACGCAGAAGATAATCATCTACGTTCTTAATAACAGTTTTGATGCCGCCTGAAGCAGCATTCATCAACATAGAAATACCGGAAGCGGTTCTGCCTACACCCATCACTCCAGTTTGACCGTGAGCAAAAGATGGTAGACCTGTAGACTCGTCAGCCAAAACCCGTGCTTTGTCAAACATCATCAGGTTTTCCTGAGATACGTTAGGGAACTTAGTCCCAAACAAAGCTTGACCGGGAGCGCCGCCCTGTCTTCTAAATATTTTACCGGGATAGATTGTTAAGTCTTGTCCGGGAACGAGGTTGGTTTCATCTACCTCGAATACAAGGTTGCCAGAAAGCACCGCATTATCTACCGATAGACGCATAAAACCATTCATGAGAGTTTGTGTATCGTCCATGTTCTCAGCGATACCAACACCAAAGAAAGAGTAGGGATTTAGTTCATACGGTACAGCATAATACGGAATGCGAACTGGCTTAAACGGATTCAAAACTAATCTGATAATCTTCCCATTGCAATACCAAATGTTGGCTTGCAGTTCGGGAGCATCTTCAAGTTCTGCTGGAATCTTAATATCATTTTGTTCTAGAAGTTCTGTGTCTACTGTTCCCCAATATTCCAGCACTTCAAAACGCTCCACTCCAAAGTTAGGAGTAAAGTCTCTTAAATCATCTTCCCAATATTTCTTCTCATAATCTTCGCCCATGCTAATAACTTGTTCAATAACTTTGCCTCTGAACATTGGGCGCTTCTTCAAATTGCGAAGCTGAACCTTGCTTAGCTTATGTCTCTCAATAGCATACTGAGCTTCATCCATATTAGAAGCATCTGGATCTGGATAGAAATTCCAAACACTAACATGAGAAGTTTGTGGCATTGTCTTGATGACAGGGTTGTACTCACCTTCTTCAGTCCAGTTGGAGTACTCTTTGTCTACAGCAAAAGGACCCTTCATGATGCCTGTACCAAACAGTGCCATCTCAAACGCAGCAGAACGAAGCTGCTTATTAGCTCCACTTTCCTCAAGCTGGTCAATAATTTTCTTCTGCATTTTCTTTGCAGCAACTTGAGCAGGGCTGTATGTAATTGTTGTCGGAGTTACGCCCGGACCTTCTTTTACATCTTCGCCTTCTAGCTGGTCGCGCAACGGACCAAGCATTTCTCTAAGAGCATCGCCCATCGGTCCTTCAGGTAAAGCAGGACCAGCTTGCTCCATCTCTTTCAACTGAGGATTTGTCTCAATATGAACATGCTCTGCTACGCCTTCAGGCAGTGTGGTCGGCTCAATAGAAAGAGGAAAACTGTTGTTTGCAAACAACACATCGGTGATTTGTCCGTATGCCGCAAGAGTTTTGGTCTTTGTTACTTTAACAAATACACGACTCTTCTCAGCTTCGGTGAATTGAACATCAGGACCATAGATGCCTCTATAGTTTCTGTACGCTCTTAGCCATCTCTCTTCATCACTGCGTCTAGCTTCTTCAGCTCTAGTGAATCTTCCTTCAATGAAACCAATCAAGGAGTTACCCAAGAATGTATCTTGATCTTCAGTTGAATCAGGTAGGCTGACAGCTTTGTCATCCATGATGGGTTCGTTAGGTGTTGTTGCCATGTCTTAGTTATACCACAAAATTAGTAATTAAATGTCTTATCAGCAGGTTGGTAGCGTTTAAAATTATTTGGATTGTAGTCAAATATGCTACTACTTCTAGGTCTAGACATTAATCCATAACGAAGAGCATCGTATGTGTGGTCATTCCTCACCTTAGTGTCGATGTCTTCCGTATTTGATTTATCAAGCGGCAAAGTAGGTAAGTCTGATATGAGCTGCGTGCATGTGTTAAATATAACCATGCGTGGTTGATCAGTGTTTGGGTCGATTTGTAATCGTCTGTGTACTTCATTTTTACCAGCTACCCTACTGCCAGAGCTTCTGTCGGCAGGACGCCAACGGCATCCCTTCAATATCATTCTCTCTGCAATTGATGGTCCCGTATCTCCACGTTTATGCCAACAACTGCTGTCGAGAACACCATATCGTATCGCTTCTCCATCTTCCATCTGTAAGACTTTGTTTGCTAAGTCTTCTGCTAGAAGCTTTGTTGCGTACAATTCTCTATAAATAATTACAGACTCATCCGGGGCAACTGCAAACCACAGAACAGCAGAAAAACTACCATATCCATAGTCACATGATCGGAACTTAGTCCAATTAGACGGTATGTCAAAGGGTTCTGTAACATGTATCTTCCTATTAAACTCTGGAAATGCAGCACCTTCTGCCACATCCCAGTCACCATCTAGTAGTTGTCGCCTCTGATGCTCAGGCAACGACAACAACATTGTCTCATAGTCCCCTGCCTCTGCCAAATATGGGTTGTCTGACAGCTTAGCCGGTATAAATCTACGCTTGAATAGCGGTTCACCCTCTCTGCTGTGCCCTTTAGGGTACAACATTGTCTCACCAGTCTCTACATCCGTAGCCCAAAAGGAACTATTCGGCGGTGCTGGCTCAATAAACATCTTCCTAACCCACTGATGACCTCTGTTACCGGGGTTAGTTGATGCTCTCATGTAGACAGGCAGGTCAGGTGCGGTGCTACGCAAGCGGCTTCGCATGTAATTCCACGCAAACGGGGTAGCCCACTGCGTTAATTCGTCAAAACCTATCCAGCTAAATGACAGACCTTGATAACGTAGAACATCTTCATCTCTATCAAGGTATGACATCCACAATCTAGCCCCTGAAGGAGCTTGCCATTGCATCTTTCTCTCGCTCCATTTGATGCCCGGAATAATTTTCGGGTACATCTCTTGGCTTTTCCATATGAGTTCCCTCAATTCTTCGGTGGTGTGTCGCAATAACAACCCCGAAAACTGCGGGTGACTCATATATCTCAGCGGATCAGCCAGCATTGCATAGCTTTTACCGCCTCCAGCAGCACCACCATACAACACTTCTCTCTCTGATGATGCTAAAAACGCTGTCTGTGGACCTTCATTAGGCTTGAACACCACATTGTGCATCTGCTCAAGCTGCTGTTGCTCCTCTAACTGTGCATCAGACAAGTTCTGCGGCTGCTCTGTCTCTGAGATCTCTGTACTTCTGACGTTCGAAGAACTCTTCGTTGCCTTCTTTACCGAGCGCCCTCTCGTAGGCTTGCGCTTTGTCGAGGGCTTTTTCGAGCCTTCGGGCAATGTTGCGGTAAGTTGCAGTCTTTCTTCTACGGTGCTGCTCATTCTTTATCCTCTTTAACAACCCCGCATGAGATATATAACGTCCAGTTGTCTTCGTTAACCAATTTGCTACCTGTCTGCTACTATATTGTCTTAAATATAGTTTCGCTTTCTCAAGAGCCTCAAGCTCAAATGGAATCGGTTCGAGCATTTCTTCATCATCTTCTGCCACCTTGTAACCGAATGGAACCGTTCTAATGTTCCCTATACGGGGTATGTTAACCCACTTGTTTTCTTCTACTGGTTGCGGAAGAATCCAACTACCTAAATCTCTCTCAGACATCTTTCGGTGGTAAAATCATTATACCATTAGGTGCATCAACCTGTACCTTCTCTGTCTTAACAATGCCAGCCCTATCCAACAAATCTTTAGCAGCATTAAGCTTATCTCTGATGCCTAACTCTGTCGGATCAACAATGCCACTAACCATAGCCATAGCAGCACGGGGAGCATTAGAAGCTAAGAACATTTGTGTGGCTTCAATGATCTCTTCTTTAAGTGCAGTAATAATATCTTTTGTTGCAGTGTTAGCACTGTAGCCAGCAGCAAGCTTAGCCTTAACAGGGTCGCCACCTGCTTCAGTAAACAACACCTCTAAGAATTTAACTTGCTGCTCTGTTAATTTTTTTCTTTCCATATTTATCCACCATTCTGTGCTGGGTCAAAGAATTCTTCTGCTGTGATAGTCACATCAAAACTTGATGCAGATTCTGTCGTAACTCTTAAATAATCTCCAGCATTCAAAACAAGATAGCTTTGATCAAACTTTAAAAAGCTGTAGCCAGCAACTACATACCCATTAACTATGTGATAGGCTGTTGATGAGCTTGCATCATACCATTCAATCTGAATCGTCTTGTTGCTGTTACCAGCGTTAGCTGCAAATAACAAAACCACCTTAGCTGTGAAGTTAGATGGGCATTGATACACTGTGGTTAGTGTAGCAGCAGGAACAACAGTTCCTTTGGAAATAATTCTTGATGGTAACGCAGTTGTCATGTTTTTCTTTTAGGCTTAGGCTTAGCCTTACCAGCTTTCTGCAAAGCAATGGCAATAGCTTGCTTTTGTGGTCTACCCTCTTTAATCAGGGTTTTAATATTAGCCCCGATTTGTTTTTGACTTTTGCCGGTTTTTAGTGGCATTGGTTTCTTTCTTCTTTGAAGCGGTTGTAGGCTTGCCAGCAGCAATAACAAGAACTAGAGCTGGTTGTCCCTTTGGCATTTTCTTGCCTTTGGTTTTTTGAGGATGCATGTTATTTCTTCCTGCTTGGTCCAGACGGCTTCATCGAAGCACCACAGTTAGCCATGCCACCTGTGTTCATCTTTGTAGACTTCTTCATGTAGCCACCTTTGTTCGCAGGTCTACTCATAGGCGGGTTAGGCAGCGGCACTGCGCGTGGCTGTTGATCAGGAACTCCGGGACCTCTCGCCATGTTTCTTTGATTAGGAGCGCCACCGGGTGCAGCAGCAGCGGGGTTTGTCCCAACAGACCGATTTGTGGCAGCAGCTCTCATAGCCCGATCCATAAGTTGTCTATTCTGTTCATTTGCAAATTGTGGTGCTCCACCAGTTCGAGTGCTAGCACGAGCTGGTACACCTCTAGCTTTAGTCGGGTCAATACCAAATGTAGGATATTGTCTAGCCTGTGTAGAACGTGCTGGTTGTTGACGAGCGGTAACAGCACCTTTAGGTGCTCCATAAAACTGATCCCCAGAAGCCATTGCTGCTCTGGTTCTTCTTCGAGCAGCTTCAACCATTGCCTTTTGTCTAGCAGACATAGGAGGCTGTCTTCTTTGTTGCTGCCTTCTAAGCTTGGCAGCATCTCTTGGATTACGCATATGTTGTGCAAGTGATCCCATGATTAACCCTTTCTTGGTCCGTTGGGTTTAACAGAAGCTCCACAGTTTGCATAGCCACCTTTGTTCATAGCCATCATCGGCTTCTTGGCAGCATAACCACCACCCATCATCTTCTTCTTGGCATAACCACCAGCCATCATCTTATGCTCGCTGTCTTTCATCATTGTGCCGTCAGGCATACGATGCATGCCTTTGGGTGCTGCTTTCTTCTTGGCTGCACCACCATAGCTAAAGCCGGGAACCTTATTCTCTTTCAAGATTTTCATCTCCAATTTGTTGGCATCCATGTCAAACTGTTCTCTGACATCAACAGGATATTTGTCATCATTTGACTTTCTGCGAAGCTCTTTTAGCTCTGCCATCATTTGCTTTACGTCTGCTGCCATCTTTATGTCCTTGTGGTATTGGTTTAAATAATGCAGGAACTTGCTGTACTCTTTGAGTATCCTGCTTAGGTAAAGGTTTCCCTAACAAATAACTCATGCCCTATACTTTGAGGTCTTCTTAGCAATGGCTTTAGGCTGTGCCACAAATTGCTGACCTTTCTTCTTTCCTTCTCTCTTGGCTTTAGTTGTAGCAGCATACTCCGCACTTGTCAAAGCCTGTCTAGCTGCTTTAGGTAAGTAACGCTCACCTGTAGCTTTCGATCCTTGTGTTGATGGCTTACCACTCTTGGTTCCCCATTCTTCTTTGGTCCAACTCTTGAGAGATTTCTGTGAAGGAGCTAAACCACCTTTATTAAACGGCGGCTCTTCAGCTAACATCTTACTTCTTTTCATTGCAGCGGCAATTGCTGCATCTTTAGATTTGTGTGTGCTAGTCGGTTTAATCTCACCAGCCTTTAACTTCTCAACTAATTTATCTTCAGTGTATTGTCTATTGCCATGAATGGAAGGAACATTAACCCACTTGTCCTTACCCATCTTCAATGTGGTGGATCTTTCAGATTGATACTCACCATCCTTCTTATACACTTTGCGACCAGCAGCCGTGATGTTACCTGTATCTTTACCAGCAGACTTGCTCATTTATAACCACCACCTTTTTCTTTGTAGGCTTTAGCCAACATCTGAGCTTTCCTTGCACTCCACTGACCGGGAGCGCCACCCTTGCCTCCAGCCTTGATACGTTCAAACTCTTTCTTACGCATGGTCGGCTTGGTATAGTTACCGGCTGCATTAACTTTAGACTTTGTTACCATTTTACTTTGTGGCTCCAGTAGCGAGCAGACATCTTATCTGGACTAGGATCTTGGGCATTGTGCCTTGCATAATAAGATTTCTTCCGAGCCTTGTCTTTGGCTGTGGTCGGATTGGCTCCAGCACCTTGAACACCCTGCTGCCCAAACCTAATCAACTTAACCTTGTCTCCATCCTTAGCCAACACCGCATGTGACTTCTTAGGATGATTGGGTGTACGCTTCGGCTTGTTATAGCCAGCGAACTTCTCACCTCTGTGTTCTATTGCCATCTTTCTTCCTCTTCTTCTTTGTCTTTCTCCAGCCCTCTTCCATCATGGCATCTTCAACATCATCTAAAGAAAACAAATACCCCGTCCTCTTCTCCAATGCCGACCTAACATAAAAAACATCACTATGAAAGAAAGCACTCTCATCCGTCTTATTGTTTAACAAAGCATAATAGGCTTGTGAAAGATACGAATACGGCGGTTGACTAACTTCTCCACTAGCCTCTAATTCTTTTCTAGTCTTCATAAAATGAATTATAAACTACTACACCATCTTTGTCAAGAGCACACTCTACTAAAGGTGGTACTACGCAGTACCGCCTCGTCCCAATGGTAAGTGATGGTTATTATTCTTATACTTAATATATACCCTATATAGAGCCTATAGAGAGCATATGAACAAAAACCAAATTTTCATCTTACCATCTGGAAAGCCCAGAAGGGATATGTTCTTTTATGGCAACTGTTAGCCCACCTATTAGTCAGTTGCTTTTAACCGATACCCATATCAAGTCCGGTACGGATAACATCAGGTGTAAATGCTTCCGTGTCTTTTCTTCTCAGCAGCCGATACAAGCTCTTTACTGTGTAGATTGTCGGAGAGTAACAAGAAACATAAAGTTCCCTACGTCTACAAACACAAGTTATACAGCAATAGCATAGGCTTTGTCAACTCTTTTATGGTTTATATAGAATAAAAGAAAAGAATACTCCACCATCTCTCCACCATCCCCCCATACTCCTACTGTTTAGATCGGTGACGGTGGCGGTAGCGGTATCAGTCGAAATCAAGATGAGAATCATTCTCATTTAGGTTAACCTCCTTAGTGTATAGGGACGTTATCAATCTGGTCCGTATGGGGGTGTCTTTGTAGATGAGAACGATTGCTATTTACTTTGTAAACCTCATAGCTCATTCTAGGTTTACAAGTGATTTTCCCTGATCTGTGTAGCTGTGTGTATATATATACGCGCTACCCCACCCTGTCCCACGCCCGTACCCGTACACACGGCGGCGCTCGGCGACGCATGATGCATAGCCCTGCTCAGCCCTGCGTGAATGCGCGGCGATTGGTGGCAGTCTACACCGCCAATGATTTCTTTAAAGAAATCAAAGCACTAGAAATCTTTGGATTCTGATTAGAAATCAGAAAGCGGGGCAGATTGTCAGCTGGATTATGTCGTTTTTTTACCACACCCCGACAACGCCGAAGGCGGTGCATAATTTCATCCCCTACCCAGCCTACTCCAACCCTTCACGTTAGTGAAAGAATCGTGCCAACTATTCTGCTACGGAGTAGCAAGGGAGGTCTTCGATTTTCCTCGCGTGTGTGAATCTTTCACTAATGTGAAAGATTTGTGCCAACCGGTTTCAGCCTCTTTGCCAGCATCTTCGATGCCGTGCGCGCGAGCGTCATGACGCCTACATCACGAGGCAAACCGAATCGAACCGGCGGCGGCTAGACAACTAATTAAAATCCTTTATATCCCTCAACGTAGTTGAAGGGAATATAAAGGTTTAATTAGTTGGATTAAGGCTTTGTTTCCCTGCTCGGTCATCGTCACGGAGTAAGGCACGGCGGGATGCCGTCCCAAATTGTTCATTAACAATTCAACGCTAGTGTCGGCATGGTGGTGACAGTCTATGCTATGGACTAGCCCAAGCAGCGGAGGGTAAGGCGCTGTTCATCATGGTACATGATGGTGATAATGTACTAATCAAAACCGGAATGGGGCTGGGTGGCTCTGTGATGATGGTTGAGATTTTCCTAGAATGCTTAGGGTAAACCCCGATTGACGCCCATAGTTAATCGACTAGAATGCGAAGCATTGCAGGAAAATTTTGTTTGATTTAACCGGAGGTTAACATGGAAACATTTGAACAATTGTTTTGGCTTTTCTTGAGTGTGTTCCTAGCGAGTGCGTTCGTCTTGATGCACTTTGCCTTTCTTTAATCGGAGATTAACCATGCAAGTATTTGTTTATTTCAATTTGCACCGCAAATTGTGGTCGGTTAAGGCGCTGGACGGAGAGCGTAAGGGTAAAGTGATAGGTCACTTTAGCCATGTGGTACTTCGCCGTGCTCACTTTAAAGTGAGTGAGGCAGGGCGTCAACGTGTTTTACGAGAAAAGCGCAAGAATGTTCATGCTGGTGTTAAGGGCACGTTGGTGCATACAGTTGAGAATCGTCAAACTCCCATAGAGTTTGCAGGTACTCCGGTTACCTACAATCCCTACAAATTTAATACTTTCGTTAACGCCGTCACCCATGAGCCGGTGCATGAGGCACATCATGTGGCTATGGATGCGGTGAGCCGAATTGTTCGTTTCGTTTAATCGGAGATTAACCATGTGGAATTTAGAGGGCGAATACATCGAAGCCACCTATTTAGGTGACTACAAAGTGACCGGCAAAGTATTTAAATCTAGGGTTAAATATGGTGGCGGTGTCCAGCATCACATTAAATTGGTGAAACCAATCACTATTTATGGCACTGAACGTGAGTCAATGTTAATTGACCACGAAGATGTTCAGCGTGTTTTCAGCAACATTTAATCGGAGATTAACCATGTACAAAACCAAAAATCTACTTACAGTAGGCGCTGATGCCAAGACAGTCAAGGGTCAAAAGTATGGCTTTCTTACAGGTATCTTATACCTGTCACCGGCTAAGTCATCCGGCTATCAGGTTTGCGCTATGGCGGCGCTGGCTAAGTGCGAAGCACCATGCCTGAATACGTCAGGTCGTGGCGCAATGAATTGTGTTCAAAAATCACGGCTCAATAAAACCCTGTGGTTTTTCCGCGACAGAGAAACCTTTATGCATACTTTGGTTCGTAACATTGAGGCGCTGGTTCGTAAGGCTAAGCGTGAAGGCTTGCAACCCCGTGTTCGTCTGAATGGCACAAGTGACATTCGCTGGGAGCGCGAGGACTTTGAGGATGTAAGTGGTCGGCATTACATGAACATCATGCAACGATTCCCTGATGTAATCTTTTATGATTACACCAAAGATGCCAATCGTACTGATTTGCCAGCCAATTATGACTTGACTTTCTCGTATAGTGGCGTGCCTGAATTTCAACCTTACGTTGAAAAGGCGCTGGACAAAGGTATGCGAATGGCGGTGGTGTTTCGCTCTGTTGCAAAAATACCACAGATGTTCAAAGGCATTCAGGTCGTCAATGGTGACAATTCAGATGTGCGTGACATGGATGAGCAGGGCGTCATTGTAGGCTTGTATGCGAAGGGCAAAGCCAAGCGTGATACAAGTGGTTTTGTGGTAGGTTAACTTTTGGAGTAAACAAATGTATTACATATACACCGATTGTTTTTGCACTAAACGTCGAGAGTTTAATACTTTGGAAGATGCGATTGAACCTGCGAAAAAAGCAGAGAGTTTTATTTTTCATACACAAAATAAAACTTTTGTCTTTGATGTTAGAACCATGCGTAAATTTGGAGATTAAACATGAACGATAAAAAAAATCTATTGGAAGTACTTGTCTATGTACTTGACAGTGAAGAAATGCACTTTGACGTATGGGTGGACGAGGGTAACACGCCTTCAGAGCACATCTATCATAAGGCGTTGATGGCGTACAAGGCGGTGGCTGGAAAGTATCCCCACTGGATTTATACTGGAGAGCTAGAATGAAATTAATTCAAAAGTTTGGTGATGACACTGTGATAGTTAAAATCTATCGAGATTCAGAATGGAATGAATTTGTTTGCCGTCTATTCGTAAACGGCGCTGAACTGAAAGATTCTTCTTATCATACTGATGATAAGCAGGATGCACTCGACACGGCTCAATCCATGTTATTACTTTCTTACATGGATGTTTAACCCTCAATTTAAGTCATCACTTATGATGACTTATGTGGATGGTTAACAACAGGAGTGTAAAAGCATGAAAACCGAAACAAAAGTACAAACCATTGACGTAACCCCTACCATCATGGGCACTATGCAGATGTACATCATGCTGCTGGAGTCAGGCAATGCCGAAGGCAAGGCGCTGGCTAGGCAGGGAGCGATGGATATAGCACGAAAGTTATCATTAGCATTAACACTTGCTAAAGAAGCACACAAGGAAAAAAACAATGAGGTGACACAATGAGGCTAATACTTTCTGCTCAATATCAAGAGAACTATGGCGCTCACGATTGGAATGGTGAGGGCGAGTGTCCACAGTATTGGAAGATGAAGGGTGGGCGCGACTATGCGGTTGACCTAGAGTCTTTACCAACCGCCACCGCATATGAACAAGTAGTGAAGGCGGCGCGTGAGGTGATTGAGTATGACACCTACTACGAAAGTATGACAGTCATGCAGTATGGCACTGTTACTGACATTGCATACGATTGTATGGAGGATGATTTTAATTCTGTCCGTGACATCACCCTTGAGGTGATAGATGTTTTGTGTAAGGAGAAAGTAGCATGAAGAAAGAAAGACGTTATTTCATTTACGATTGTAACAAGAAAGTTGTAGGGCGTACCTATGGCTATGAGACACGCAAAGGCGCGGAGATGGCGCTCAAGGCTAGTCCTCGAATGCGTAGTTATTTGCGGGATACATTTGAATGGAACACTATGTTTGAACCCAACTGCATAGTTGTCTACGCCATTCAATCAGCGGAGGTATAACATGGACAGGCTCGTAGAACCCGCACCAATCTATGTGCGTAAGGCTGACTTCTTTGACGAAGAAGCATTCGACTTAGCCCGAAAAAAAGTAACACAAAAGTTACTAGACATCGCTGAGTTGTGCGGCTTCACCAAAATAAGTGAACACAATCTTGACCTTGTGTATGAGCGTGTCACATTCTTGCAGTCGCTGACAGGTGGACTGATGGAGGGCGGCGCATACATCACACTCGCTGACATAGGTGACAACGTAGGGCTTGACACAGGCAAAGGCGTCTACTATGACCAGCGTGATTGGTTCAACAAAATCTATCACATGTTCATCGAAAGTATTAAACACAAAGTGGAAGGAGACATTGCAACATCGGCAACAACCATTCTCTATGAGAATGAAAAGAAGATTAGGGAAAACCCCTAGTTGACATCGCAAATTAATCTGTATAA